CTAATTTGAGCGCTGATTGTGTAGTTTGTGACGTCAAAGTCAAAGTCCACGGTGCTGGAGAACGAGTCTCCCTGACGAAGTACGAGATCGTAGATTGCAGCCTTCGTAGGTAGGGCGTCTGCGCCGTAGGTGTTAGTGGGCAGGTAAACCCGCTGTGGCTTGGAGTAGTCGTCGATCTCTTGCGCGATGTAGATGGGCACCAATTTGTTGGTGGTGCGCGACACTCGCCGTAGGTTGAAAACCTCGATGCGGTTGAGCCCGATGTTGAGAGCGGCGCAGAGATCCTTGTACTGCTGCTGGCGGGTAGCCATCATGTCCAGCAGTTGGCGGTACCGCTCTGACCGAGGGATCGAAACACCGTCGGGGGCCGAGATGTCGATGTCAAACGATGCGTCAGTCGCGAGCGCTGTCAACGCCATGTAGGTGGCGAGGATTGATACGGGGTATTCCTCGATCATTGGCAGGTTGGCCATCGTCATCGAGCGACCGAAAGCGTCAGTGCGGTGGTAGAGATGCTCTCCCACTGCGGCGTCCAAGAACACCTTGAGGTCGGTGTAGCCGAAGAATCGGTACCGAGTTCCGGCGAAGCGGATGTTGGCGTTTTTTGCGGGCGCGACGGCAAACGTCAGAACGCCTGTGCGCTCCTCGACAATGACATTGGAGGAGGTCTGCGCCACCCCGTTGACGGAGATGACAAGGGACGTCGAATCGAGGGGGTACATGTTCGTCTCGAAGCGCTTGGAAGAGCCATCTCCGATGACGGTGATATCAAAGGTCGTCGCCTGATCGCCAAGTTCCAGACGTACCCGGTTCATCAAATCAGTCGACGTAGCCACGTTAACAATGCTCCCGTCTCATGGGTGAAGCGTCATGGCAAAAGAGAGCCCGCGTCAGCGGGAGGGCGGGCGCTGACGCGGGCGGTCTCTGGTAAACAGGAATAGCCATGCGGTATTCCTGTTTAGACTCGCGGCACTCAGTGCCAGACGAAGCCCTTCTCTTCAAGGTGGTCGGCAACTGCCTTCGGCACCTTGTACTTCTGGCCCATCTTGAAGGTGTAAAGCGTGCCGACGCCAAGGGTCATGTCATCGATGTCCTCGTTGACTCGAATGACGACGGTGCTCTCGGAGAGGGAGGCCTCTACTTCTTCGACGGAGTCAACGACCACGGGCATAGTTCCGGTCAGGTCGGTGACGCTGTTGGCGTCAGCCTCAGCCTGAGCGGCGGTAGCGGTGCTGATCTCGTCAGCACGTCGAGCAATCTCTTCGGCGTGTTCCTTCTGCAACTTCTCGCGGTTACGCCCGGTGAGGTCTGACGCGCGAGTCTTCGGTGCTGCTGCCACGATATTTTCTCCTTTGTAATGTCTCGAGGGGTAGTGCTATGACTGGGGGCCGTCACAAAGACGACCCCCAGTCATTACGACTGGTACAACTAACCGCAATTAGTTAGTTAGTCTCAGTTTGTTTCTGCGATCACAACTGATTGGTCGGTGATCAGGCCGAGGCCCCAAATGCTGTACCAAGCGAGGGCGTGCTCACGACCGAAGTCGAGAATTCCGCCGTCACGCAATTCCACGGGAAGTGAAATAGCGTGGCCGAAAGCATTGTCACCGATAAAGATTGCCGAGTAGCGGTCGCTAGAACCGTTACCAACTCCGGCAGTATCAGCGGTGTACGACGTACCGGCACCATTAGTAACCTTCTTGACCTGCGTCGTTTCGATAAAGACAGTGTCATAAAGGCGGCCAATTTCTCCCAGCATGAAGTTACCGGGCGCGGCGTACTTCGTCACCTCAATAAACTCAGCGGTGTCGCGGAGGCGACGTGACTGGTGAGGGTGGACGAAGCAGACGTAGGTCTCACCAAGACGAGGAACGTTCTTGGTGGCCAGCGTCTCGACGGCGTCCTTGACGACGGCGGGCGAGAGGTTGAACGCGCCGGTCATGTTGGCGCGCGAGGTGCCGACCGTACCGTTGTTGTAGAAACCGTTAGCGTTGGTGTACACGCCACCGCCGCTGTAACCGTAGATGGTCGAGGTTGCGGTGAGCAGGGTGTCGCGAGCCATTCCGTCGAGGTACAGGGCCATGTTGCGACCGAGCAGGCGCGAGGCGCTAGCCATCACGTCGTCGAACGAGGCGTTGAGGAGCAGTTCGCTAACGGCAATCGCGTAGCCGTGCTCAGCGACAGTGATCGAGAACTGGCTAGCCGTGAGGGCGTTGGTCGAAAGACGCACGCCTTCAGTCAACTGCCCAGCAGCGCCAAGGTTATTGAACCGCATAAAGTTGATTTGCAAACCGGGCGAAACGCCCAATTCGGTCTTCTTCACCGCAAACTGCTCAAAGCGGAGAATTGGCATGGACTGGAACAGGATCTCCTTGGACCAGATGGTCTGGATGGCCTGCGTGAGGTTGCTGTTGGCACCGCTGTACGCGGTGGCGGAAGCGGAGAGTGCTCCGGTTCCGGTGATGGCGTTAGCCATGTTCTATCTCCTAGAGAGTACGTCGGATTGGTGGGTAGTGCCTCAGCCGAACAGACCCTGATTGCGGGTTGCGGACGCTTGTCCGAGCAACCTGCTGCGGTGCTTGGCGTAATCGGTGAACGACATTCCGGCGATCTGCTCCGGAGTAAACGACTGGTTGTCCGAATTGGTGTCCAAAGGTCCGGCGGCGGGGGCGGTGACCCGCGAACCCGCCATATCTCGTCGCGCAGTCTGCATGGCTGACTGCGCTGAATCTAGGATGCGGGATGACCGCTCCTTGAGTCCTGCGATACTCGACTCAATCTCTTCGGGGGTTGACCCTGAGATCAGGTCGAGAAGTTCGGGGATGATGGCGTCCTGCTCCTCAGCGGTGCGCTGGGCGCGGTACGACATCACCTCTTGGAACTGGCGCTCGTGCTCGAGCAGCGCGAAAGCCTTCTCACGCTCACTGCGCTCGGCTTCCAGTTGGTCTCGCCACTCCCTCTCCTTGGTTTCAAGAAGGGTGCGTACATCCATATCCGTCTCAGCCTTTGCGCGGGCCTCGGCCTCAGCCTCAGCCCGAAGTCGTTCCTCTGATGCGATGCGCTCGTCGCGCTCCCGCTTAAGGAGTGTCACTTCTTCCTTCAAGCGCTCTACCTGCGGGTACAGTTTGTCCTTCTCCTGCGAGCGGATTCGGGAGAGATCGTCTTCGGTGTAGAAGCGCTCACTCACGTTCTCATCCGTAATCTCAGAAATGGACACGGGGTCAGGGGCCGTCGCTGCGACGACCTCAGAGGCGAAGGCCTCAGTATCAAATGTGCTGCTCATCAGATTCCTCTTAGGGTGTCAATGGTCTTGTCCGAATGGCCGAAGCCGTGTCCCGTATGACCTTCCAAGTGTGTGTAGTACAAGCAAATCGAGTTGAGCGACTTATGTCTGGCTAAATTCTCAGTTCTTACTGTCTTCGGAATCTTGAATGTCAGGGTTTCTGCGCTGCGGCAACTTGGTCCCGTACGCATCGGTGAGCAACTGGCTTTGAATTCCCACAACCTCTTCCATGTTGATCTGCTGAGCAGGCGAGGGTTGTGTAGCGACCGGGTTACCCTCTGCGTCCACCTCGGGGTTGGGAACAGCAGTGCCGTCGGGGCTGACGAGCATTCCAGTGGCGTCGTTGATTGCCTGAGTGATCTGGGCCTTCAGTAGGCTGAGGACGCCGTCGGCCTTGGCATCTTCCATCAACTCTGCGCGAATCTCGGCCATTTTCTCGTCCGGGAACTCCTCGCCAAGCGTCCGCAAGGCGCCTTCTTTCGACTCCAGACCCAGAGTCATCTTGGCCTGAATCTCGTTAAGCGCGATCAGTTTGTCCAGCGGGAGCGGTGGCGGGAAGTGCGAGATGGATCGGTATGAGATCGGATCTTGAGGATCGAGTGCCGGAACTTGCGTCGGCTTGAGGGGCGTGTTCGAGTCGGGGTTCCACTGGAGAACCTCAGGCTCTTTGAACGCCAGCGTCAGAAGAACGAGTTCGTTGATCCGTTCGAGGCCCTCTGCGTACTGCACGATTTTCTGCTGGTACTTGTTCATCAAAGGCTGGAACTGGATGCTCAGCGCGACGCCACTGGTGTTGCTGATGGGCTGCAACTGCCCGAGCGCCGTTTCAGGTACCCCGACCATCTCATGCATCGAGCGCTTGATTGTCTCCAGATATTGGAGCGCGCCCTGTAGCCCCTGACCACCGCCTTCGAGGTTGAACACGGAGGCATCCTTAGGCAAACCGCCCCAGACCTTCTTCGGGCCCTTCTCCAGTTGGCTGGCCTTGGCACCTGTGATGACGGTGACAGGAGCAGCGTGGTAGTTGATGATGTCAGCGACGTCGGTAGCAACCTCGTTGTACTGACGGTTCAGGACGATGATGTCGTGGCAGTCACTGAGCCCCCACGGGGATCCCGATACCCGCACGTTCGGGATGTGGACAATCGGGACCATACCCAGTGGGTTAGGACGACTATCGATCAACTCATCGTTGATGTACTCCTCGATGGTGTCGTCCGTCAAAATCTCGACGTAGGTAAATACCTGACGTGTTCCCTCTAGCGTCGTGCCCCAAAAGCGGTACTTCAATTTGAAACGAATTAGTCGTTCTCTGTCATGCGGGTGGAACTCGGGGAAGCAGAATGAGGAGTTGAGCGGGAGTACACGCACTCGTCCGGGGTGTACGCGACCGACGCTATCCGTGTACGCCTCTTCATAGGCCACCTTCACAAAACAATCCCCCGACACACCGCCCTGTTGCCCCATTTCCCACAGGATTTGTGATTTGTCGTTGTCAACTTCCCATACGCGCTTGAGCGCGTCGGGCACGATGGCTTCGGTCTCTTTGGGAGAGCGGAATTGAACTCCACGACTAAAGGTGAAGTTGATGATGTAATCAGTGAAGGCACGGTAGTAGTTGTAGACCATCTGGGACTCACCGGCCTCGCGGCGGTAAGAAAAATGATGGCCCAAATACATTGCCCAGTTCAAGGAGTATCTATTGAGGCGCGGGCCGTGTACTTCAAATTCTTCGTCGGCTAGTTCAACGAGCCCTAGCGGACTGATCGAAATCGTGAGGTCAGAGGACGCTGCGCGATACGACGGAGGCGCGAAGTCGATAGACAACTGAGCCTCCTAGTCCTTTTCCTTGTTCTTCTTCTGCCGGTTCAGAATTGCACGAGGGTTTGTTGACCCTTGCTTGTCCTTTTCCTTGACCTTGAACCTCTCGTCAACATCCTTTGTCGAGTTGACAAACTTTCCGCCGGATTGGGCGTAATGGTCGTGGACCCATTTGGCTGCCGTGGGTGAGGGCCATACGTGGTAGCGCGCTTTTGCTTGCGCCACGTACATGTTCCACAGTTTTTGGTTTGCGGGGATCTGGGCCATAGATGCTCTCCTATAGATCCCCGGCCCCGCGCTGCACTAGAGCGCTGGGGCCGGGGACGAACAGGCGCTGAGTCAGTCGACGACTAGCGCGGGGTTCATACGCTGCTGACGGGCACCGTTACGGATGACCTCTTCGTACGTCACCTCTGCGTAATCCGCGAAGGAGCCGCGAGCGAACTCGCCAAGGTAAGCGGGGGCCTCGACCCATGCGGCAGAGCCGACGTGAGCGCGCTCCTGCATGGTCTCTTCGGGGTACTTTTCAAACACGTTCATGTTGTGGTTCGGACGACCGGGAGGGGTCATCAATCCCTGCATGATTCCCTTCTGGAAATCACGCGGCACATCAGTGTCAGTTGCAGTTCCTTCTTCAAAGCGAAGAGGGCCGCGCTGTCCGGGGATGGCGGCGGCAAACTTGCGCTCGTAGACAGTGCCCGGATCCTCCGGGAACTGCGGCGCGGGAGCGATGGTCGAAGCCATTAATGTTTCTCCTTCAGAAAGAGGGTGAGGATCCTCGAGTTCAAGTCTCTTGCCAACACCGTGCGGCGTCAGCGCTAACCGTTACCTGAAGAAAGGATTGTTTGAGACCTCAATCGTGGGCATCACAAGATCTTGGGTGAGAGCACATGCGATGGCGAGGCTGTCCACGTAGTCGTCGTGGGCGTGCGCTTCGTCGGGCGCTGCCACCATCATGTTGGGGCCCTTAAAAACTTTCTCAGCATCAACCATTTGCTGGAAGAACCGCTTCCACGTCCGCAGCCGTCTCGTCTTCGCGTGGGCTGGCCAGCCGATCATTTTCCGCTGGATCAACGCCTGAAGGTGCTTCCATCGCTTGGACTGGTCTCCTTGGTTACTGGACAGAGGAATGACCTCGGCTCGAGGAAGGAGCAGGGCTAGCCGTTGGGCGATGGCATCTCCCACGCCTTGGGCGTCTACTCCAACGGCGAGCACGTCGTAGTTCGCCAAGAAGTTGACGATCATAAAGTACTGCTCTTCCCAGTCGTCTCCTTGGATTTCCATCCAGTTGAGGATCCGGTGGTCGTAGTAGCCGAACTCGTCTGGCCTGTCCCAATCGACCCAGACCACCGTTATGACGGTCGAGTCCATTTTTCTGGCTGGGTCGATGCCCACCACCACTGGCGTGCGGTGCCATGACTTGACGACTTCTTGGGAAGTGTCCCCCAATTCCTCCATCACCGACTGGGTAACGAACATCCCGCGCTCCAGCAGCCACTTGCAGTTGTACGACATCTGGAACTCGTCGGAGTCCTCACCGATGCGGAGCATCTCCTTGCGGATGAACTTGTCGTAGTTGCTGTTGGTCCGAGCGACATCTCGCCAATCCCATTGGAAGTGGTTCTGCCGCATGTTTCGGTTGGTCTGGCGACGCCGGTTCAACTGGATTGATCGATAGAAGTTGTTCTTGAACGTCGTGGGAGTGCCCGTCTTCACGATGGTGGCGTTGTAGTAAGCGCCCATCGGACTGATGCTCTTGGCTACGACGAAGTCGTCCGCCTCCTGACACTCATCGATGACGATGAGGTGGAAACTCTTTGACTCGATCTTGGCTCGGGGGTTGGCGGTCATCATCAGGATTTGGGATCCAGACTTCTTCAACTTGATGCCCTTGGTGATTCCGGGGGTTCGGCCCGTGATGTCGTCAATCTCCGGATCTCCGAGAACCTCAAGGGCACGCTCGGAGGTTAGCCGGGAGACGGTGCGACCGAACAAGGTCTCAGCCTGCGACTCAACGGGGGCGAACATTCCTACCCAGAGCCCGTCTTTGAATTTGCCAAGCAAGTCAGGGTAGATGCGCGCTAAGCGCGGAAACAGCACCATCAACGTCGCAACGACGTTGGCAATGGTCTCGGACTTGCCTGACTGGCGGGCAGCGAGAGCGGTCACTTCTTCGCCGTCGTTGATGATGATGGACTCAATGATCCGTCGCGCCAGCGGCTTCTGGTAGGGGTGCAGGTCATGGCCGACCAAGACCAGCATGAACTGCATGGTCTTCTCGACCAACTGTTCCACGAATTCCTTGGAGAGTTCGTCGAGTTCCTCTTCAGGCTCGAACTCATTGACCGTCGGCTCTTCCGCTGTCGGATAGGTGTCCTCCGGAAGAACTTCAAGTTCCTCGAACTGAGGTTCGGCGCCCATGCCTTCAGACTGTCAAGGCATGGGCTCTCTGTCCCCCCTAAACCCTTTTGAGGGTGCGATACACCAATGAGTGAGCCACTCCGTATGTCAGAGAAACTGCGTGAGCGGAGACCCCGCTTTCGACGAGGATCTTCCACTCGTCGTTCCTGACCTCAAGTTCGGTGGTGGGCTGCTCCATGTAGCACCACTCCGAGCAGTACACCGCGTTCCTGAGCGCCTTCTCGTACTCGGCGTACGCGATCCTTCGTCGGCACGACGAGCAGCGCACGTCGTAGATGTATGTCTCAGGCATTGATCTCTGCCATGAGTACGTCGACGACATCGTTCAGC